TTTAGACCAGATTATCTTATCATTGACGACATTTATGCTAAACAATGGATACGTGACTATTCACTAGCTAACTGTAAAATGATGTTAGGTGAGGCACGCTCTAAATTTGCATCTATCGCTGGACCACAAGGTGGCGGTGCGCTAAATGGTAATGACTTAAAGTCGGCTGGTAAAGAAGAACTAGCCGCATTAGACAAAGAATTAGAAACCTTAATCAGTGGTGGCACTGGTTATGCTTTTATTATAGGTTAATTATGAAAGTATACGAAATTATTTCAGAGTCAGCTGCGTGGAGACGCAAAGAAGGCAAGAGTAAAAAGGGTGGACTTAATGCCAAAGGTGTAGCCAGCTATCGTCGTGAGAACCCAGGTAGCAAACTACAGACAGCAGTTACTACTAAACCTAGTAAATTAAAAGCAGGCAGCAAAGCAGCCAAACGTCGTAAATCATTCTGTGCTAGAATGGGAGGTGTTGACGGTCCAATGAAAAAGCCCAACGGCAAACCAACTCGTAAAGCACTGGCACTAAGAAAATGGAATTGTGAAGAATGAAAGTCTACGACATTATTACAGAAGTAGCTCAACCTAAGCCAACTAAACGTCAAAGTCAGTCTAGTAAAGGTATGAATATCTACGGCGATAAAGAAAAGGCTGACAGCACCTATGTGTCATTTAAATTAGGGCAAGCAATGGCCTGCACCGACGGCAAAACTAAGCCAGACATCGATGCCAAAAGTTGGTTTGGTAAAAAGAAAACAGTACATCCATATACCAAAGAAGAGCAAGATATGTTTGTTCAAGCTGCTAAAGCAGTGGGCGCAGACTACACTGATTTAAATCACGGTGACATGCAAAGCAGAGAATTGGACAGCACTAATAAAACTAGTCCAGTTGCTAAGATTAAAACGAACAAATACGGCGTATAAATCTCTTGACCATGTAATCTATTTGTTATATAATAGATTATGAGACAAATAATTGATAATTTTTTGCCAACTGATGAATTCAAAGCATTTCAATCAGAGATAATAAGTGATTTTTTCCCGTGGCATCTAGACACGGTATTGAACTACGATATTCCTAAATTAGTTGACGTTTTAGACAACTGGCAACTAGTACATTCGTTTTATCATCCACGGCATTACTCACCTTCATTTAGATTGATAGAACCAATTATAGCTAGACTTCAACCGGATCTCCGTGTACTGTTAAAAGCAAAAGTAAATTTAAATCCACGAGCCGAAAAAATTAAAATACATGGGTATCACTGTGACGTACCGTGGTCTGACGTGACTGCGATATCAAAAACTGCTGTGTTATATATTAACAGCAACAATGGCTTTACTATATTCGAAAAAGACGGTGAAAAAATTAATAGTGTGGCTAATCGAATGGTAATATTCTCAGCAGATGATCGACACAGCGGTACTACCTGTACTGATCAACAATTTCGTGTTGTATTAAATTTAAATTTTATTTAAGGACTTTTATGATTATAGGTGTATGCGGATTTATCGGGTCTGGCAAAGATACGGTTGCTGACTATCTTACAAATTTTCATGGCTTCCGACGAGAATCATTTGCCAACAGTTTAAAAGATGCGGTAGCCCATGTGTTTGGTTGGGATCGAACCATGTTAGAAGGCCGCACTAAATCTGCACGTGAATGGCGCGAACAAGTAGATCCGTGGTGGAGTGAACGTTTAAATATGCCTAATCTTACTCCGCGTTGGGTATTGCAGTATTGGGGTACAGAAGTGTGCCGCAAAAGTTTCCATGACGATATATGGATTGCTTCGCTAGAAAATAAACTACGTAATAGTACCGACGATATTGTTATTAGCGATTGCCGCTTTCCTAACGAAATTAAATCAATTAAAGATGCAGGTGGTATTGTAGTACGTGTTCATCGAGGTCCAGAGCCAGAATGGTATCAAGATGCAATAAACGTAAACGAAGGCCGTGGCAATATGAGTTGGTTATTAAGCACCGACAAACTTAAAAGATTAGGCATTCATGCTAGCGAAACTGCCTGGGTTGGAACTAAGTTTGACCTAGTACTTGATAACAATGCTACTATTGATGACTTGTTTGCACAGGTTAAAAGTCTGGTTTTAGAGAACCCTGCTTCCACTGAAACCCTTCCTTGTGAAGAGTCCTCTGACAGTTTGCACACACTGTCTTGAGATTAGCAGGGCGGGAGTTGTTTAGATTTCCGTCCACATGGAATACGTTAAACTGTTCTCGGTGTTTGCTTTTATATCCACACTTATCACAGTCTGACTTCATTCGATAACCGTCCCTATACCACTTAGGTTCTCCACTGCGTATTCCGCCGTGATGCAGACATGCTTCGCATCGTTTACGATAATATATACGTCCGTTCTTAACATAGTTAACGGCAGCGGGTCTTAAACCGCAAATACACAGAGGTCTTGTCATACACATATTTATACCGGACCTTTTTGCCCCCTTTTCTTAGGTGTATTAGCAGCTATTTTTAACCAAATGCTATAAATACATGTAGAACAAGAACCTTAGGAGATTCCAAAATGGCATTAAGTTCACCAGGCGTACAAGTCAGCGTAATTGACGAATCATTTTATACACCAGCAGAACCTGGCACAGTCCCATTGATTGTGGTAGCGACAGCTGAGAACAAACAAAACGGCGGAGGCACCGGCATCGCCCCGGGAACACAAGTTGCCAACGACGGAACAGTGTATTTGCTAACAAGTCAGAAAGACCTAGCAGATACTTTTGGAGACCCAGTTTTCAAGACTGACTCTAATAACAATCCTATCCATGCAGGCGAGCAAAACGAATACGGTTTGCAAGCAGCCTACAGTTTACTAGGTGTTAGCAATCGTGCATTTGTAGTGCGAGCAAATGTTGATCTTGATCAACTAAATGCCAGCGCAGATGCACCGTCAGCTAATCCAGCAAACGGTACATATTGGTTAGATACACAAAATACAGCATTTGGTATTTTTGAATGGAACGATGCCGCAGCAACTGCTGGCGGTCAGATGTTTGTTGCAAAAACACCGATTGTTATTACTGATCAAAATCAAATTAGTGGATACGGCACTGCGGGACAATTACCAAAAACGTCAGTTGGTGCAATTGGTAACTATGCAATAGATGCAACAGCTACTCCGGTCTCTGCATTCTACAAAAACACAGCAGGCGATTGGGTCAAAGTTGGTAGCAACGACTGGCAAGAAAGCATACCTACAGTAACAGGTGACGCTTTTGTATCAGCTACAAATACTGAAACATTCCTTATCAATACTAACAGCATTGCAATTAGCGCAGGCGGTGCAAGCGGTATTGATGGCGTAATTGAAGACATCAACAATGCAGCCATTGCTGGTATCAGTGCAGTTAAATCAACAACTGGTAATAGAATTCAAATTTATTCAACAGGTGTAGCAGTGACGATTGCAGCCGGTACAGCAACATTAGCTAATCTTGGACTAACTGCTGGAGTGTATCAAGCACCTAAGTTAGCAATTGACAAGCATACAGCAGTTCCGCAGTGGAAACATGCATCTAATGCGGCAAACGTTGCAGCAACAGGTTCTGTATGGATCAAGACAACTGAGCCGAACGCAGGCGCACGTTGGAGAGTCAAACGTTTCAACGCAGGTACAGCATTATGGGAAGCAGCTGAAGCTCCAATCTACGGAACGGCAGCATCAGCATTGAAGGGATTAGACACAGCTGGCGGCGGTTTAAACCTAGCCGTTGGTACATTGTTTACTAAATCCAATTCAACTGACATCAGTACTTCAGAAGCTGATTTTGTAGTATACCGTCGTAAAGCAGGCGGTGCAACTACAATTACTTCAGCAGTTATTACTAGCACCACTTTTGACGCTACTCCTGACTATACATTTACCCTACGGGAAAGTATTGTAGGTCAAGAAGCAATTTCAGCTGCATCTGCCACTATAACAGTTAACTGTGCTGGTGCAGCAGGCGATGCAGATGTATTTGCCGCAGCAATTAACACTGCCGGCCTAGTAAATGTTCAAGCATCAGTTGATGCAAGCAACCGAGTGGTAATTACTCACACTAAAGGTGGCGACATTCAAATTGATCAAACTGCTGGTACTATTTTTGCCGATGCTGGATTCACAACTAATTTTTATGCGTCTCCAACAGAGTCAACTACACACGATTATGTAGCCAGTAACTGGGAACCACTAAGTTATACAGCAGGTGCAGATGCTCCTATGGCATTGGCAGCAGACGGCGCACTATGGTATAGTTCAGTAATTGATGAAATTGATATCATGGTTCACAATGGTACAACATGGGTTGGCTACGCTAGTGTTACTGGCACAGATCCAGCAGGTCCGTTAGTTAGTGCAACTGCACCAGAAACACAAAGCGATGACTCAACATTAGTTACTGGCGATCTATGGATTGACACTAGCGACATTGAAAACTTCCCAACAATTTACAAATACAACGCAGACTTAGCAGTAGGTCAACGTTGGGTATTAGTTGATAAGACTGATCAATCAACAGAAGATGGCATCTTATTTGCAGATGCTCGCGCAGGCGCCAACGGTGGCTCAGCTACTGCATATCCTGACTCAACTATTATTGAATTGCTAGATAGCGCCTTCTTAGACTTTGATGCTCCAGATCCTGCACTATATCCACGTGGTATGTTGTTATGGAACCTACGCCGTAGTGGATTCAACGTTAAGAAATTTGTACGTAACTACGTTGACCTAGCTGGCGACAACGGTCGTCAAGGTGGCGCATCAATGGCTGCTTACTACCCACATCGTTGGGTAACTGAAAGTGCTAACCAAGCTGACGGTTCTGGTACATTTGGTCGCAAGGCACAGCGTGCAGTAGTTGTACAAGCTCTACAAGCCACAGTTAACAGCAACCAAGACATCCGTGACGAAGAAAGCCGTGTGTTCAACTTGATTGCTTGCCCAGGATATCCTGAACTAATTGGTGAGTTAATCACATTAAACTATGATCGTGGTTTAACAGCGTTTGTAGTTGGTGATACACCTGCTCGTTTAACAGCTGATGCAACTAGCTTATTAGCATGGGGCAACAACTTAAATGGCGCATTAGAAGATAATGATATTGGTGCTGCTAGCTTTGACGAATACATGGGTATGTTCTATCCATGGGGCTTTTCAAGTGACAACTTTGGTAACAATGTTGCTATTCCTCCAAGCCACATGATCTTAAGAACTATTGCTCTAAACGATCAAGTTGCTTATCCATGGTTTGCACCTGCTGGTGTACGTCGTGGCGGTATTACTAACGCAACAGCAGTTGGTTATATTACAGGCGAAGGCGAATTTAAATCAGTTGCACTAAACACTGGACAACGTGATACATTGTATGAATCAAAGATCAATCCTATTACATTCTTAACAGGTACTGGCTTGGTTAACTATGGTCAAAAGACACGTGCTCGCGCAGCAAGTAGCTTGGATCGTATTAACGTAGCTCGTCTAGTTGTATACCTACGTAGACAACTAAGTGCATTAGCTAAGCCTTATATCTTTGAGCCAAACGACAAAGTAACAAGAGATCAAATCAAGAATGCAGTTGATGGATTAATGCTTGAACTAGTTGGACAACGTGCTTTATTTGATTATGTAGTAGTATGTGACGAATCTAATAACACACCTTCAAGAATTGACCGTAATGAGTTATGGATTGATATTGCTATTGAGCCAGTTAAGGCCATTGAATTTATCTACATTCCATTACGTTTGAAGAACACTGGCGAAATCGCCGCATTAGGTTAATCCTATAAATACTATACAGGAGCTATAATATGGCAATCGCAACACTAAACAAATTTTCAGTACCCCTAGCTGGTTCTCCACAGAACCAGGGTATGTTGATGCCAAAGTTAAAGTATCGCTTCCGCGTTACTTTGCAAAACTTTGGTGTTGGCGGCAATACTACTGAAATCACTAAAATGGTAGTGGACTTTACTCGTCCAACTATCACATTTGATGATATCACCCTAGACACATATAACAGCAAGATCTTCATGGCTGGCAAGCATACATGGAGTGATGCTACTCTAAACGTCCGTGATGACGCTAACGGCGGCGTAACTAAGTTAGTAGGCGAACAGCTACAGAAACAATTCGACTTCTTTGAAATGTCATCTGCAGCCAGTGCTAACGACTATAAGTTCGTTACAGTTTGTGAAATTTTAGACGGTGGCAACGGTGCATTTACACCTAATGTTCTTGAAACATGGGAACTATATGGCTGCTACTTGAAGGCTGCTAACTATAACAACGTAGCATACAATGCTAACGAAGCTGCTACTATTGCACTAACAATTAAGTTTGATAATGCACAACAAACAGCTCAAGGTACAGGCGTTGGCACTAACGTGGGCTTCTTAGGCGCACGTCCAGGCGGTTTAGCTACAGGCGCTTAATTTATTTAATAAGCACAAAAAGCAACTTCGGTTGCTTTTTTTGTGACTTGATTATCTACCCAGTTAATTTAATTGGCTAAATATTAGTATGGCAGACAAATCATTTGGTCAGTTCATTACTGACATAAGTAACCCCAAAGGCAATGTTGCAGACTTCCGTCATGCATCACGA